TAATCAATTCAGGTCTATGGATCTAATCAATTCAGGTCTATGGATCTAATCAATTCAGGTCTATGGATCTAATCAATTCAGGTCTATGGATCTAATCAATTCAGGTCTATGGATCTAATCAATCTCAGGAATGTGACAATCCAATGGATACATATAGATTAGTTCTCTCAATCCTCAGAGAGTAACAATATATCCTCCCATACATTCTCAGCACATCCTCTAGAACACCTTCGCTCAGATCTAACAATACATAATCTCAGGAATAGATGAACTAACAGCCTCCGTGATCCCATAGTGATTGAATTACTCCCAATTGCACTCAGGGTTCATAAAGGATACATAACTAACAGAGTGAATGATATCATCAATAGATTCAATGATATAATTGTAACACTAATATGTGACTCTCTCCCATCACTTCAACAGATCTAAGCTGTGAGGATGAGATGATCTAGAATACTAAGAGCTGAAGTCTTCAGAGATGAATTAGGTTCATTCATGAGCATATCTCTAATCACTAAGGTATCGAATAGAATGACCTCAGAGCCTACAATGCTAGACTCATATAGACTCAAGAGGAAGAGGAGATCTTCTCCTGACTTGTATAATCCAATGGGATCTTGAAGGATCTTATTATGATTGTCCCTGATATCCTCAGGAGTTAATGAGATGAATAGTCTATTCCTCTTGTAATGTCTCCTTAATTCTTCTACAACTGAGGGAGTTGAGTATGTATTGAAGATCCTGGATATCATGATAATATCTCCACAAGCTATAGGCTTAGTCTGTTGATATCTCTCAGGGTAACTAATCCTTGTAAGTCTAGTGAAGAGAGAGTTAGGTCCTCTGGGGTTCACCACAGACTCTAGGAGGGAGGATAGTTGATTAGAAGTAACATAGCCATCTGAATAGAACTTCCTGGATATATCATGTTCTACTGGACTGTAACATCTATCACTCATGTAACTGGAGAGGATGTCAATGATAGGATATGTCAGTTGGTTCAGTGTTAGTCTGTTGTATTCAATAGTGATCATCTCTAGATTATCTAGGATGTAAGCTTCAGATCTATCATCCAAGGACAGAATGGCGGTAAGAGCTGGATACTTGTATCTCTTGAATGCCTCAGGGATTAGATCTAGGCATACCGTGCATTCTGTCTCAGTTAGTATGTGAATAATCAATTGAGGATAATCTAGGATCATTGAGGGATTCTCGAGGTAATCACATACATCAGATCTGGGAGGAAGGAGATTGACGATAGACTGTGATTCTCTTGAATGCTTCCCTAGACTCAACGATAGAAGCTGGCGCAGATCCAGGGATGATACTTGATCCTTACAGAGGTCATGTATATCTGAGATAATCTGAGATCTATCAATACCATCATTCTTCTCAAGGATATACTTGATATAATTACCCTCGGCGATAACTAGATCGGGGCATCTCAGTATCATCCTCAGAGCCTTGGAGTTGTTGGAATTAATACAAGCTATGGTTAGGAGATATGAATCTACCCTCGAGTAGATATCGAAGTACTTCAAGATCAGGGATAACTCATGTAATCTATTCTGTTGAACCAGTGATATGAGTAAGGGATTGGGGTCCTGTATTCTAGATCTGAAGTGTATTGAGTTGATGAGGAATCTGGAAGTCTCGTAATCAGGGGACAGGAGCAATAGAGATATACACTCATAACCTGTCACTCGACTCATTGATTCCTCTGTTAGTAGGAGATCTAACTGAGTAAGGTCTGAATTAATGACATACGGTGACAACATCATTTCATGAGCTTAGATCAACTTCTCCGTGTCTGTGAAATTCTCCCATGACCTTCTACGATTCATTGGCCTTGTCAGTAATTGAGGCTATATCTACATGGAATCACGACTTGATGTCTTCATTGTTACTAGACCATGCATCAATATATGGTGTATATTACCCCGATGGTGATGATGCATTGTCTCTATTGGAATATACCAGAAGATCCATCCATGTCTCCGAAGTTGACTCAGCATTACTTAAGCTTATGTCATGTAGATCTAATGTGAGAGTCTGGGAGTTAATGTCATTCGCCGCTAATCACCCAGAGTTATATCAATGGAGGAGGTATGATCCTGATGAACTAATGGGATCACTGACTAGATGTGATATTAGTAAGTATCCTCCTGAGGTGATATCATTATTAGTGAGAGAGGATCTTGAGATTGGATCCATAACTCTCCTAGAATCCTTGAACACATATCTGCTCAGAATGAGAGTGAGATGGTATGAACTCAGACTCTCTCTACATGATTCCATGCTTAGAACTAATATCCCTCCAATACATAGAAGGAGGCTAGGCTATGAGATTCATAAGATTAGACAATCTATGGCTCCAGATCTAAGATTATCTGTCAATTGCTTGTTATCTTCATTGCCTGTAAGTGAGAGTGCCACGATATACTCCCGTCACTACAGGACATCAAGTATTAAATGCAATATATAATAGTAATTAATTACGTCAGTCCCTCTAGGATTATATGCTACTGACGTAATTATGTTAGTTCTCATTACATTACTTGATTGTTGGTATGTAATGAGATCAATCTCACTCTGTTGATGACAGGAATTAATCCATGTGATGAATCCATATAATCTACTCATTAACTGCTTCGTTGAATACATTACAACTCAACAACAGCATACCATCTTCATTACAAGTCAGCAACGACATAACAATTAACAATACATCAGTTCATTGAGTCTATCTGATGTATTGATTATATCTCTCCTTCCACTATTGCATCATACAGAGAAGTCTTCAACAATAACTCTACTAACTAAGTTATCAGAGAGTCTGGGCCTATTAGCTAGGGATGCTGTCACTGGGGTTCTCGCCCCTGAATATCTCTGAGGAGCTACAATGTTCGATGATATGAGATTACGTCCAGAGTCGGGATACTTACTAACATCTCTAGCGTTGGAATAATCCAGAATATTCAAGTAATATGTCCCTGTGCTGTTACGATATCTTCCCTCTGATGACTTATTGTCTATCTTGTAACTTGATAGGTAGTTAACAACTGAAGCAACTGAAGGGAACTTGAGAAGATTGATGGAATCCACAACACCATCCGATATCACTGTCTCAATGGCTATGATACTCCCTGGATTCTCTAATTGGTCAGTATAATGAGACACCAGAAGATTGTCTGTAGTTGTAGGCCTAGACTCTAAGGCTCTAGATCTTGTAATATTACCTATATTCATGAGATTTCAATCTATGGAGGATACAATCACGCGGTAAATGACTTTCATGACCTTCACAGACCTTGTGCTCTCCTTCAATGCTCCTGAGACTTGGAAGCATGTATTCCAGAATGCTAGGCTTGAGTTATTGAATGTAGCTAGAGTGATAGATAGAGTTGAGAAGGAAGATAGATTGGCTTCATATCCTTCAAGGAACTTAGTCTTCAATGCCTTCGAGCTAACTCCATTAGATCAAGTCAAGGTTGTCATCATAGGACAAGATCCTTACCATGATACACTTCCCAATGGATATCCAAGAGCTCAAGGGCTATCGTTCTCATCTCCAACATATGCCAATGTTCCACCGTCTCTCAGAACAATCTACAGAGAGATTAATAGAACATATCCACACTTCATCCCTCCACAGCATGGAGACTTAACATCTTGGTCTAGACAGGGAGTTCTCTTGTTGAATACATGTCTAACTGTTAAGCCAGGCCAAGCAGGTTCACACAAGAAGATCTGGTATCCATTCATTAGTAAGGTATTAGCTGCTATATCTGAAGTTAATCCTGAGTGCATCTTCCTTCTCTGGGGAAGGCAAGCCACTAACATTGAAGGTATGATAGGATCCAGATCCATTATCTTCAAGTGTGATCACCCTAGTCCCCTTGCTAGGAACTCTAACTTCGTGGGATCTAATCACTTCATTCTAGCGAATAACGAACTAATGAAGAGAGGATTAACTCCCATAGATTGGACATCTAACGCTGAACTATGAGATTGATTGAGATATTGTAATTACATAACACATCATTGAATGAATGTGCTATGCTATTATGAGTGATGTTGAATACATTAGTGTTCCCGAGTAGATTGTTACTATCTGAGGCCTCTAATCTTGTCTTAGTTGATTAGAGTTGTCCTCGCATCGGTAGAGATAATGTAGTGATCATGGGATTATTCAGATGTAATGTTGAATTCACAGCATAGAATGAGTCTATCATAACCTTACAGTGATATCATTAATCTCATAGAGTCACACTATAGTCAACTGATTGCCTCATGGACATCCTAAGTATTATGTAGGTATCATTGGGTGTGTTCAGTGTATCTGATCTATAGACGAGATTAGCATCTAATTGAGATGAAGGTAGGTTAGCTCTCCAGAGGTTGAAGATCATTGGAGGCTATGAGATTATGACTTGATCCTACTGGATGATTAATTCGTTCTATATTAGATAGTGTCTCAGTGATCTGAAGGTGATCCACTAACTGTACTAGTAATTGAATCAATAGATCTTGTAGTCATTGCATTAATCTTACAATCTAGCGGATGATGTGAGGATCCCCTGGTGGATGACAGCCTTACAGAGGGTTATTCAGACATATTGAGTGTACTTGAGATATAGGTGAGAATTGGATCCAACCAAGGTGAGGATGGATTAGTTCCCCAGAGGTTGAGGATCATGAGATATAGCGAGAATTAGACTTGATTCTGGGGGGATGATTAATTCGTTCTATACTTGATAGTGACTGAATGATCTGGATGTAATCCACCAACTGCTTCAATAATTGCATAGCCCTTCGGGTGTAGCGTTCGATTCCGATCACAGATCGGATCGATTACATCAACTGATAATATCATCAGTGTAATGATCTTACATATTGATCGATCATGTTCGAATCCCTCCGTGAGTTACACCCTTACAGAGGGGTTATCGAACAATATCAGTGTACTTGAAGTATAGGTGAGAATGACATCCAACCAAGGTGGCAATAACTCAATCTCTCCAGACTTCGAGACCATGTCATAATGTACAATATATCATCATGCTCTCACATCTGAATTAATCACATGTTCTGAATAGCAACAACATTCATTCTATGTCATTGCATAGAGTTATGAGATTATGTCACTATATCCCTGAAGGTGACATAATCTATAATTCTCATTAGTCACGATAATCTCGCGTACTAGCTAAGTGAATGTAATCATTGGGGTGATACAGTATATGTTGATTAATTGCATTGACCGTCAGATACGTTCTCTACAATTACAATTAATCCACATATCCTGGAATGATCTATCTCTGAGAGATTGAGACATGGATTAGATGGTAATATTGTTCCTCAGATCTCATCTAATCTCCCATTCTGAGAGGGAATGAACTAATAGGTTACATAGTATAGTATGTATTAATCTCTGGGATATGTGAGATTCTGGTCCTAATCTATGATCTCAATTGTAATGTACACATCTAGTAGTGCATACATTAATCCATTGATTCCCTATGTGATTGGATAATTACAGTAATCATCTAATCCATATATTATCAATATTAACTGAAGGTTATTGAATTCATTAGTTGTTCAGATATACACACCAACTATCTGAGGTAATATGTAGAGGATGGATTAACGCCTCACTATCTCAAGTAATACACTTCAATTGTTGATTCAACAGGCATCACATGATCTAACTGTCTGCTGTAGTATACTCTAAGTATTACATGACAATCTATTGGTTCATTCTCTCTCAGAATAGGAGATTAGATGAGATCTGGAGGAACAATATTACTATCTGATCTATGATGGAATACATTGATACATTAGAATTCTAGAGCCTGTATGGATTGAATAATTGTATTAACTATGTGCAATGTATATGTAATTGTCTTGTCCCCAATTATATACATGTATCATTACATCGACCTTCTGAGATGTATCTACTAACCTATCGACACTATTACATCCCAAGATCTACTATATCCTACAGATTGAGACATGGATTAGATGGTAATATTGTTCCTCAGATCTCATCTAATCTCCCATTCTGAGGGGGGAATGAACTGATAGATTAGAATGTAACCATGAGATGAATCAGTGAGGAATACAGATCATATGATAGTGTGAGATTATATGATTGAAGGATATATCCCCAGGAGCTAATACATTAACATACTGCTATACAACAATACTATAACAATGTAATGTCTATCCATATAACCATTGTAATTATTACAATATTCATTACATAATATATGACCACAGATATAGGTTATACATTAGTTCGGCACCTCTCAAGAGATTAGATTATTGAATCCATCTCAGCACAATATAATGTAATTGGAATTGTAGAACTTAATAATTAATAGCATCACTGTAATGAATCATGCTATCATCAATATCTCTCGTATACTATTCTGTTATTGTTCTGCCCATGAGATCTATACCTATCAATCATATAATCACGAAGTATCACATGATCTAACATACTACCATGCATGATGATATCATACTACCTCAATCTATTAGTTCATTCCCTCTCAGAATGGGAGATTAGATGAGATCTGAGGAACGATGTCACTATCTAATCTATGTCTCAATCTCTCAGGGACAGATCATTCCAGGATATGTGGATTAATTGTAATTGTAGAGAACATATCTGACAGTCAATGCATTGTTGACAACAATTGGGCATATGTTGAATAATTGCATCAACTATATTATGAGTATATTATGATTATCTAATCTCTATTGATGATTGCTCTAATACTCCAATAATACATGTATTACTTCATAATCTCTGTATCATTGCACTGACATAGACTTGACCATGGAATATATACTCTTCAATTATATGACTTGATACTATTCCAAGTTACAACTATGCTATTGTGTCTATCTCAAGATTACGTTCTAATCTATTGGTTCATTCTCTCTCAGAATGGGAGATTAGATGAGATCTGGGGAAGTATATCACACTGTAGGAGTATGTCCCTATTGGCTGGACTGATATAGTTCAAGACTCATATTACTTCATAGATTAGTAGATCCAGACCATGCAGTTAATACATTAATCCTCCTGGCATACATAGACTATTGCTATTGCATTAACTGGATGAGTTGTATATACAATTATCTTACATAGCTAGATCTGTAACTTAACTATCTCGACCGGTTCAGGACTATTCTAGATTGTAGTATACTTCCTCAGATCTCATCTAATCTCCCATTCTGAGAGGGAATGAATCAACAGAATAGAACATGATCATAGTGTTGAATATGCTACAGTATTAGATCCAGGATGTAACGTAGATTATAGAATTATAGAGTATATATCCTATGGTCAATGCATCAATTATAGCCTCTGGAGATAACATTAATAGTATCACTGATCTAGTCTATTGGTGATAACATTCATTATCTCAAGAGATATCAATTACTTCATAGGACCCCTAGAGTAGATGTAATAATCTATGATCTGTGGAATATTATAACAATGCATAACCCTTAGAATAGGTCATGTATTGAGTGATAAGTAGATTAATAATTATATATTACTGCCTGTATGAGCATTACATTACTATAGTACTACCAGCCAGAGATGTAATAATACATGAGCTATGAGATGTATACTCCTCAATCATGGAATATTATGGAATGATATGATTCAGTCTACCTGTTGATTCATCTCATGGTTACATCCCAATCTATTGATTCATTCCCTCTCAGAATGGGAGATTAGATGAGATCTGAGGAAGTATACTACAATCTAGAATATCCTTGAACCTCTGAGATGTGATTGATTCTGGATTAGCTATAATGATAGTAATTGTAGAGAACATACCCGACAGTTAGAGCATTAGTTAAGTATATACGTTGGTACTGTCGATAATTACATCATATGCACAGTATAGGTGATGTAATGATCTGATAGTTATCAGTGATTACTCTCATGAATTAGGGAGTAGTTGTGATATTATGAAGCAATCAGATACTACAATATTACATGAACTGTTGGATGTATACTCTTCAATAATAACCTAACATTGATCTGAGAATTAGATGATATCCTCAGAGGTCTAGAGTAACATGATATAATCTTGAATTCAATAGACATATGAACTTAATCATTGATGCAGCAATCTCAATTATACCATTAATATCTTAATATTGAATGATTATGTGAGTTACATGAGATATTGAAGTGATGTGGGATGGTAGATGTATTATCTGAGTGAGCCTTCTGATGGTAACATTACTTAGATACAAGGATGTAATGAACTAACCTAGTGTAGGATTGAATTGATCTATGGGCTCTGCCTTCTGAGAATGTTACATGACTCCATCATTCATGATGAAGCTATGCTGTTGTGATTGTTGATCTAGTTGCTAATAGCCGAACTGTTGGATGGTAGGGATATTAACTAACGCATTCAATTCTGGAGCTATCTTATTTACAAGGAAGTTAACCTCTTGAGGCTGTGCTGTTGCATAAGCTTGCATGATAACTCTAGTAGCCTTGTCCCTGATGAATTGATCCTTGTTAGCATTGAATGTGTTAATCCAATATTCCAATTGTTCTCTCGTAGGGTTAGCAGGGATTTGTTGTCCAAGCTGTTCAGCAATAGTACCGATGGGGTTCCCATTGTAACTATCGATAACTTCATTCTTGATGAATGTCTCAATAGTCTCATTGTTCAGGATTGTTATGGTCTGTGTAGGAGCAGCGGTAACAACTTCATAGTCTAATGTTCCTCGAGGCCTTGATTCTAATGTTGCTGCATTCATGGATTCAACGAGTTCATCTACATCTTGTCTTCTCTTGCCTCTGCCTCTACCTGTTGCTCTCGATTCTCTCTGTTGTTGCCAGTTAACACCTCTAGTGCCTCCTCTCTCAACTCTCTCACTAACCTGTTGTCTGGCAATATCGGTGAATGATCTAAGTCCGGAAGGTTGTTGCAATTGAATGCCTGGTCTGATCAGGTTACGAAGTTGTGTTGCATTCAGTGCTTCCTTACCTGTGGCTGATAGCTCTTGAAGTCTCTCAGGGGAGATGTATATTCTTCCATCTGCCTCTACACGTTCTCTCTCAGTCATTCCCTCAACTTCAGGACCTCTCCTTGTTGGAGTGATAGCAACCGATGTGATTCTGGATGGTGTTCTCGGTTGAACTGTTGATCTGGGTTGAACAGATGAAGCTTGAGAAGGGTATCTCATTGAAGGGAGAGCAACCGAAGTACGTATGCTTCCAACAATATTGGGTGTGTATAGATCCATTGGAGTTACGGTAGTTGATCTGATAGGACTTGGGGTAGTGCGCATAGTGGACATTGGCTGATACTGCGGGGTATATGTAGCGTTCATTCTGGATTGAATAACTGGTGTGGATATAGATCTCTGTTGATTACCTGAGTTATTTGCGGTAGTAAGACTGGAAGGAGTTGTCACAGAGAGGGTAGATCTCGAGGGTGTACGGATGGATGTTCTATTGATCTGTCTCAGAGGAGAGGATGTAACACCACCTGGAGGAGGACCTAATCTAACTGGAGATGCCCTCAGAGCCGTAGTTGTTGGTACTGTAGGGACTCGAGGTAGAGATGAGTATAGACTTGTGGTAGCTTGAGGTAGAGTTGATATCTCTCTTCTGGAGCTATCTATCATAGACTGAGTGGTAGCTGCTATCACTTGAGCATTGTTGGAGGGTTGGGCTAGAGATGATGTCCTATTGGCAACGGTAGAGTCATACGGAACTTCCACAGAATCTTGAATTATCTGTTGTAACGAAGGCTGAGGGGCTACGAGACCTGTCCCAGAGCCCAGGGGAATGAACCCTGAACCTTGTCTGGTGACTATCTCATACTCTTCATCAGATAGATCTTCATCTGATAGGTCTTCCTCAGATAGTTCATCTCTGTACAATACATCAGAAGTATCTGAGATATCTGACCTAGAACTGAGAGGAGATCCGGAATAACTATCGGAATCATCAGATATACTCGAGGATGGACTGTAGAATACTTCAGTTCTAGGAAGAGCTCTGTTGTACATCTCTGCTTGGAGAGTGCTGGGCTGTTGAGATACTGTTGTAGGTACCATCACAGAAGTTGTGGGTATAGGAGTATATGGCACTGTGACAATTGGAGAGTTAACGGAGATTGATGAACGATCATTCACAGGGATAGTACCGTAAGGTCTCCCTGATCCGGCATTCTGAATAGTGCCTTGTACTTGGAAGCTCATTATTTACATGTAATGGGCCAAAATAGGCGTATTCAAGAGAATGTCTGAAGAGCAAGCAATTGAGAATATTGGTAAGTCCAGATTCAAGAAGAGATCACTAACACCTGAACAAGTGGCTCTAGATAAGTTACGATCCGCGATAACCCCTAGAATACCAGAGGATAGACGCAATGAGTATCTTGAGAGAGTATCCCAACTACCTAATCTGAGATATATGAACATGGATAGACTGGCAACAGCCATAGTCCTAGTCGACAGAATCTATGAGAATATAGGGTCTTACTCTCCATCTCCATTACAATATGGAGCTGCTGAGAGGGGCTTAGTGGGAGGTTCTCCTGATGATCCCAATGTTCGTAGGACAAGAGAGAACCTATTCTCATACTCTACTATCATTACTAGATTGATGACTGAAGGATCTCTGTGATATGATTAATATATGATCTAACTGAGAAGATGAACTAATACGATACATTATCCTGACATAACGTAGGGTGAATCCATAATATACACATCTATAGATAATTACCTTCAAGTAGTTACCTATACCGCATGACTCCATGGCATAGTTTCCTCCTAAAATGACCTCCAAGCTTGAATCAATTCTCTCAGAGAGAAGAGTTAGGGGATCGGAGCAATATACTCACATCAATCCATCAAGATCCATCAGATATAACCTATCAGGTGCTGATCTGGCTTCATTCTGGAAGGAATACATTGAGGTAATTGATACCAATTGGGACTGTGATCTCCATATTGCTGAGAGAGTGAAGGAACATAATCATATCATAGCTGATTGTACTCTCAACTTCGTTAACTTCGACATGGATAACTATACAACATCCTTCGCCTTAGCTGTTGCAGGGATATATCAGGATGTAATCGACGAGTGTTATGATCTCAGAGAGCAGTGGTACTCTGCAGGTATTCTACTCGAGTCGAATGTACCTGAGGAGTCATCTGCTGTTAGGTTCAGTATTCACTTCCCTTACATTAAGGTTGATATTGCAGAATTCGAGGACATTGTTAAGCCTAAGATTATCAACAAGCTGAGATCTGAGAATGTCCTAGCCATGTTGGAATCACAACCTACTAATGATTGGGATAGTATCATCAAGCCGTTAGTTGACAGATCTGGACCCTTGCCTCAATTCCTCTACGGAAGTACAAGAGATGGCAGGGATAGGAAGTTATTCTTCCATGGTGTCATCCCTCCATCAATCAATAGGTATGATATTGAGAGTGTTGATCTTACTGACTTCGATCTTGCTGAGTCATTCAAGCATACCAATCATAGAATGTTCATTGGGGACTTACCGAAGGATTCATTCAACGATCTTGTAGCATATGAATCCACTCTAGCTCTCATATTATCCGTAGATTATTGGTCCATCACCACAGATATGAAGATGAGTTACCGAGAGAGGCAAGCTGTTAGGAGAATAACACCGAAGGGACATCACACACCCACACATCATTCTGCATTGATGGAGGATGAATCAGATGAGGACTTAGCCGAGAGATTCCTTCGAATGTTGAATAGACAGGTTAGGGCAGTTCATGAATATTCCAGAATGGATGTTGGAATGGCTCTCTTCAATGTGTTCTCTGGATCTCACAAGGGTCTAGAATTATGGAGAACATTCTGTGATGGTATTGTAGACTCAGAGACTATGGAGTTATTAGATAGCTCATATCAATCATTCATCACTGATAATAACGTTACATTGAAGACTCTAGCGTGGTATGCAAGGATTGACAGACCTGACGACTACGCTGATTGGCATAGATTGTGGACTATCCCTAAGATGATTAGAGCTGCAGGACTATTAGATTGTGATGTTGCTGAAGCATTCTACAGATGCTATTGGCTTGACTTCGTCTGTGCTTCAGTTGCTAACAAGAGATGGTATATGTTCTCAGATCATAGATGGAAGCTATTAGATAGAGGTGTTGACGTGAAGGCATACATGTCCGGAGACTTCAAGAGTAGGTTCGAACAATTAAGGACTGAAGTGTCTATGAATGTTCAAGAGTGTACAGATCCTATGGAGAAGGGTAGACTGGAAGCTATCATCAAGGGCTATTCTGACCTTATCAAGAAGCTAGGTAATAATAGATTCAAGGCTACATTACTAGATGAATGCCAAGGTAAGTTCCATGATGATCAATTCTGCTCGAAGCTAGACTCTGATCCCTCATTGGTAGGTGTGATGAATGCGGTTGTTCAGACATGTTCAGATAGAGCTATAGTTAGAGATGGTAAGCCTGAAGACTTCGTATCTAAGAAGGCATTCTCCAACTGGGATGTATCCTTGAATGATGATCATCCTGTGGTGAAGGCAGTCCAGAAGTGGTTCAATCAGATGTTCCCTGATCCAGAACTATGCCATTATGCTTGGAAGTTATTCTCTTCATTCCTCTTCGGTCGTAATGCTGAGAAGATCTGGCCTGTTCTCTCTGGAGGTGGTGATAACTCTAAGTCTATGTTGAAGAAGGGCTTGGAAGCAACCCTAGGTCCTTACGTTGTTACTCTTCCAACATCCATTCTATCAGGTAGAAGAACTAACAGTTCAGGGCCAAGTCCGGAATTGGCACAGGCTAATGGATCTCATGTTGCATTCCTTCAAGAACCTGATGCTGATGATGCTATGAAGGGAGGAGTTATCAAGGAATTAACCGGAGGTGATTCATTCTTCGCTAGATTCCTTAATGAGAACGGAGGATCAGTTACAGCTACATTCACTCTTGTTCTTCTGTGTAATAAGATTCCTATCATTCCTAACTGTGACAAGGCTGTGAAGAATAGAATGAGAGTGCTTCCCTTCCTGTCTACATGGGTTAAGTATGGAGCTCCCAAGACAGAAGAAGAACAGATGGCTAAGAGAACATTCCCCATGGATAAGACCTTCGAACGTAGAATCCCGGGATTAGCTCGAGGAATACTATATATGCTTGTGAAGTACTATGCAATCTATAAGGAAGAAGGTCTCGTAGAACCTAAGGCTATTGTTGATTACACTACTAAGTATTGGGATGAGAATGATCCATATCATCAATTCATTACTAGATGCATTGAAGCTGTTCAGATTGAGGATGATGATGGTAATGTCGTCCCTAATACCTCAGTCAGCTTAGATATTCAGACTGTTGTCGATGAATTCACATCATGGTACAAGAGATCATTCACAGGTGTTAAGTGCCCATTATCTTCAACGATTATTCATGAGATATCAGCTAGAATGGGTGAACCTACAAGCATAGGTTGGTCAGCTATTAGGATTAAGCAAGCTATTCCATCTATGTTCCATTCAACTCCATCTAAGTCTCTAATGACTAAGGCTGCTACACCTATGATTAATAGACAATTATCATCTATGGCTCAGCCTCAACCTTATATATCTCCTATTCCTAGTAGATCAAGCCAGGCATATACCGAAGTTAAGAATACACCTACACATCCCCAGTTGATCGAGGATCAGAAGAGACCAACACAGGGATATAAGCTTCCAAGCCCTGTAGTTCAATCACCTTCATTACCCACACCTAAGTATATTAGAATTAGTCCAGCTCCATCCCATAATCCTTGAGAGTTGTTGAGATGAATAGCTCAGATTATATAACATGAATACATTACCTGTTCAGAAGATAATGCCTTCAATAGATCAATTAATTGCTACCTTGGTAGAGAGTTCGATGCTATCTTGATTAGTTGTTATATGTTAGATGGATGAATATACCCAGATGTTGATTGTTGTGTCATCTCATGAGTTGTAATTGAATGTATGTAAGCTTGGATTGATTCAATAGATTGAATGAATGATGTAAGCTGAGTAGGTTATCGATTATGAACATATCTCCCATAGCGAGATTGCATCCATAGGTCTATCATGAACATCAGGGATTAACTGGTAGATTGGTGGTTAGATCTTAGATGTGTGGATAGCAGTTGATATCATTAGTCCATACTATGGCATTGAATCAATTAATCTACTACATCACATGTAACATCAGGGATTAACTACCGAATTGATTGATGTAGTAGATCCGATCTGATCAGATATGTAGATATTCAATGAAGTATACTATGGCATTGAATCAATTAATCTACTACATCGGATGTCATTGAAGTAACATGATACGAGTATGAATGTTGATTATATCCAACCTGTGAGACAATAATGTATGGACAACATTCTAACGGGTCCAGTCAGAGGGAACACAGACATTACACGAATGTGATGTATGGTGATAAGTAGAGGATCTAGTTACTTACATTACCAGGCATTATGACCTTCTGAGGTAGCTTCCATCCTAAGTCTATGTTGTTCTCTTCAACGTATTGAATAATTAAGTCAATTAGCTCATATCTCTTCATGTCCATCATTAATCTAATCACGAAGGGTTGAATAATGAACTTATGTCTCTTAGGTAACTCATCCTTGAAGAATTGAATATTATTGCTCTCAATGTGTTGGGTTAGATCTCTCATAGTGACCGTTGCTTCCCTGGGTAGGTAACATGTAGGTATCATTTGTTATGACTGTGCTCAGTAATTGATTAATCATGAGGAAAGGCAGTAACAATGTCATTAGAATTCCAATCATATCCCGAAGGACAAGTGTATCCGGAGATACTCAGGGCATTACAATCTATTCCTGTAGAGGATGCATTGCTATTGATTAGTAATGGTGAGATTGATATACCTTCAGATCAATACTTCAATTATGTTAATGCTCTAGTTCCTTCTGATATAGATCTAACGAAGATCACGAATAGAGATAAGCTCAGTTCCGCCTGGGACAACTTCGCAGCTCAGGGGATGAATGATATAGCCTCTCAGATCTATTACGTTCTGGGTATGTTCATTGATATTAACTCTCAGATGCTAGATAGTTATGCTCCAGGTCTTATCAGAACAATGTATGAGGATGGTTACTTGAGAATGCTAGACTTCTATGATCTTCTTGGATACGCTATCAGGAGTAATGACTCTGAGCTTGTAGACTTAATCTTAGCTTCTAACCCAGATATGGTAATAACAGATAGCATATACATACAGGATCTGATTATGGATGACTTGACAAGGAGAGATGTGAGAGTATCCGTTCTATCTAGAATACCCATTGTGGATAATGATGTATTGATCAGAGCTGCTTCCAGAGGTAATCTAGCGGGAATCAAGGACGTACTCGCTTACTACACTACATCTGATGAAGTATTGAATGACATAGTACAAGAGCTCATTAGATCCTTCGATGGAGTACTTACTACAGATATCATGGATGTGATCAGATACTCAGCAGAGAGAATAGATCTAAGCTTCATTCCCCCTCTGGATAGCTTGAGTGATTCATTATTCCAAGCCAAGAACGATATATTAGCTGATTGGTGATGTTGCTTATCCCTGTAATATGTGTGTGCGTGTCCGGTCACGAATTGTTAATATCACAGGACTAAATGAATGATCTATTGAGTATAGCGTTGGATGAATTAGATACATTAATTAACAATTACTATCTGATTCTAAGTGATATTGAAGGTAGCACAGATAATACAGAACTACTAGAATTACTTCAACCTATGTCTAATGTAGATATCTATCAAGAAGCGAATAATGTATCACCATTGGCATTGCTTGAACAATTAACCATTGACATCAATAACAAGAGAGAATATATCAATAGACTAATATCCCTTGGAGCAACTCCTGATAGAGATATCACTGCGTTAATGAGTTAATATTACGTATAGATTGTGACTCCCACATAGCTCGGAGTCATGATCTGCATCGCTTCGCCTTAAATTAATTATATGGCTGTAAATATGAGCCAATTATCTGCTGTTCTTAATGGTTACGATCAAGTAGCACCCTTCGATCAAGGAGAACTAATTAATCTTGTAGCTGACTATACACAGGTTGATCCTGCTACTGTGGACTACAACAGAGCAAGAGATTATATCTTAGAGTTTGAACCTAATGTTGATGCTATTGAGTACAGTCCATTGAGAACTGCCCTAGAGGGAGCTGGAGTAGATTTCACATCCACATATATCCTCAATGATGATGTATATGGTATCGCTAATGAATTAGTCGAGAGAGGCCTTCTAACTCAAGAGGAGATTGACTGGACAGCTCTACCTGAAGGAGGACAGGATCCAGAGAGATTAGCTTATGTCTCTAGTCTTCTACCCCTTAGATTGAGTATTCCTGAATACGCTGCGGCTTATGATCAAGCCCTTCAGGAAGGTACAGATAATGCAGTAACAAGAATTGACTCATTCTTCAGACAAGTACACAATGGATTGGGTCCTGAGAACTTCATCAATTGGACTCCCACTCCTGTCACAATCCCCGTAACTGTACAAGATAGCTCTGATATTCCCTCAGATCTTGCTCTGGCTGTTAATGCATTGGCATCTGATGTAGATAATATTACATTAGACTCCGTAGTTGGAACTGAGCAGACACCCGTACTTGCGTCTCCAGCAGCTCAACAGATTATTGGTTCTCCTGTGAGATCTCCAAGTGCTGTTAGAACTCAATCTCCCAGACAAGCAGCTATGTTAGGTTCATTGGGCCAACAACCTTCTAGTCCTGTGAGATCTGTAAGTCCAAGCAGATTATCACCTACGAGATTATCCCCTCAGAGACAATCTCCATTCATTAGTCAGGAGCCTGAGTTAACCACTATCCCTGCGGCTGGATTGAGTAATATTGTCGTTCAGAATGAAGTGCCTAGATCTCCATCTCCTGTCAGATTATCCCCTCAGACTCAAGTTAATCTTCCAACTATTCCATCCCCTGGAGTAAGCAATGTAGCAATAACTCTACCTCAGGTTCAACCTCAGTCTTCTGTTAATCTCCCGATAATCCAGAGACAACCTATGAGTCAAGTTAATCTTCCAACTATTCCATCCCCCGGAGTAAGTAACATAGCATTGAATGCTCAACAACCTTCTGTCGTAGGAGGCCAACAACCTTCGGTAGTTAATACTCAACAACCTTCTGTCGTAGGAGGCCAACAATCCCTAATTCCTCAAGTTAATGTCACTCCAGGAGCATTGCAACAGTTCATTCCAACAATCCAGAGGCAGCCTATGAGTCAATTCCAACAATCTCCAATCGTTAATACTCTACAATCTGCAATCGTAGGAGGTCAACAATCTGCAATCGTAGGAGGTCAACAATTCCAACAACCTGGTATTGTGGATCCTATAGGACAGAGACCTATTGTATTATCGGAGGGTAGACAGGCTGCTCCTACAGGATTGGGTGCTCAACAGACACAAGTGATACCTCCCTCTGGAGCTCAATTACAAGCTCAACAGGTGAATGCTACCATGCTGTCTCAGGGGTTGAGACCTCCATTGTCTAGTGTTGTTGGACAACAGAATTTGGGGCTACAGCAACAGTTCACAGCTCAGAGACCTCTAATCCCTCAGAATCAGACCCAACAACCTTCACAGATCATTAATCCTCAACAACCTTCACAGATCATTAATCCTCAACAACCTTCACAGATCATTAATCCTCAACAACCTTCGGTAGCAGGGGGCCAACAACCTTCTGTCGTAGGAGGCCAGCAACAATCTATCAATCTACCAACTATCCCATCCCCTGGAATAAGTAATATAGCATTGAATGCTCAACAATCCCCGATCGTGGGAGGCCAACAACCTTCACAGATCATTAATGCTCAACAACCTTCTGTCGTTAATGCTCAACAGTTCTCATTGTATGGAGCTCAGCAACAACCTCAGAGAACTATTGTATCAACAAGAACTGGCGGTGCTATCCCTCCTCCAGCTCAGGTCGTTCAGAACATTCAACCTTCGGTCGTAGGAGGCCAACAACCTCAAGGTATTGCTTCTCAATATGCAGTTACAACAGCTCCGGGAACAGTATCTAGATCAGCAATTGAATGGATTCCTGGACCTTACACCCCTCAGATGTTCATGGAGGGAATGAATATTCAGGACATCAGAGATTATATTAGATCGTTGAACCCTAAGTCTAGAGTTGGTAGAACATTGGAAGAAGCGGCAACTATCATGGCTAACTTCCTCAATGTTCGTCCTGAGACAGCCACCACTCATCCATTCACATTCACAAGAGGAAGGGGAGCAACATCCAGTTCTAGAACCAGACAGCAACAGCAATATGTTCTCCCTCAGCAACAACAGCCTATGGTGGTAACTCAGCAGCAATTCCCTCAAGCTCAACTATTAGCACAATCCCAAGGCAATGTAATTGGACAAGGTGCACTAACTCAACCATTCTCTTCAACAACTGCAGCAACTGGCCCTGTGAACGTACAACCTCTCCCAACAGGAGTAACAACAACACCTCAGAGGAATCAGTTACCTGTGGCTTATACAACTGCTCAGAGGAATGAACCTGAGGATGTGAAGGATCTTAGAATAGCCCTCCTTCAAGCAGGTCAGCAGAGATTGAGACAACTATACAAGCAGTTATCAGGGGCTAACGCAAGAGTGGGAGTGACTAACGCTGCTCTGGTTGACGAATTGATCTCATTCTATAACACTGGAAGAGTAACAGCCCAGCAATTACTTCAGGGAGCTACAGCGACAGTTACACCAACAAGAAGATCTAATAGATTAGGTACAGGACAATTATCTGCTCAACAGGGTATCAATCCGGATGTTCTTCCATATTACAATGCTCTCCAGACTACTCCAGTAGACCAGATCATTCAACTGATGAGGATCGTTGTTCCTCCATATATCACTGACGATCAGAGCAAGGTAGCGTATATCAGGAACAATATTAATGATTATGCTAATGTAGTTAGATCCTCTGGAAGGACACAACCTGTAAGTAAGCAACAATTGATGACAATGCCCAATGTTGAACAGTTCCTGGACATGTTCACAGATGTTGAGATCGTGGGAATGACACAGGCTGTACCTCCATATGAGTCTAGAAGAGAGTTAGTAACTGGAGCTGGAGCATTAACTAGAGAGGTTGGAGCGTTCATTCCAACATCCAGGGATTGTAGGAACTCACCATCTAATGGTATTGATCTGAATAATCCATCCTCTGTTAACGTTATAGCTGTAGGTCTCTTAGACTCATATGACTGTTACTCTATCCAAGAGTTGGCCAGAGGAGTAACAATAGACACAATGGGAGGAATCATTATTATGTTGGATAACAACACTCTAATCACATCTCCGAAGGTAATGACTGACATCTACAATCTCTCCAGATTATATCCTCAATTGAGATCCATTGCTGATGCTATTGAAGCGCAACAGAGAGCCTTGCAAGGACAACCACAATCACTGGCTCCTCAAGCCGTCCAACAGCCACAACCTAACATTCTAAGACAACTATAATCCCAATCAACACAATAAGTAATGAAGGTATCATCTAATCATGGATGATGTATTCAATGGATACTAGCAATATCAGTATGGGCTAATGCTGAATATATTCGCTTGAAGTCAAACCATAGACGCACGTCTTGAAATAATGTCCTCAAGCAATCAAGTAATCAATAATGTTGCTCCAGAGCTCATATTCGCACCTCCATTCAAGGAGACAATGGTTGGAATAGATGTTCCAGGTGAGTCACTATCAGAGATAGCGTTGACAAGGACTCAACAAGCCCTTCGTAAGACCATTGAGTATTCAGGATTCCTTGGTGATGTTATTGAGACTTATGATAATTGGGTTCGTAATGTTCTCCCTAGGCAGTTAGCTTCAAGAACATTCAGATTGGGAGATACCTATGTGAGAGTAACATCTGTATCCCTAACCAATCCTTCAATCACGGAGGGTAATCAATCTGTGCCCTTGTATCCTACAACAGCTAGACTGAGAGGTATGACATACTCAGCTAATATCTATGTGAATCTGGCTCAAGTTAGAATAGTAGATCCATTAACTAGACAGGAGGAGGTGTTGGCTACAGCGAGTAACATCTATATTGGCAGAGTGCCTGTGATGTTAGGATCTACTCTATGTAACTTATATCCTCTATCAACAGAGGAGAGGTATAGAGTAGGTATCTGTGACTCAGACCCCTTAGGTTACTTCATCATTAAGGGAACTGAGAGATTAGTCCTAATTCAAGAGAAGATGAGATTGAATAGAATCTTCGTCATCTTAGACAAGAACGATCGCCAGATGTGTCGTGTTACTTGTCCAACCGTGAGAGGAACCAGCATTGTCACTCTCTACACAGGTAATGAAGGTATCAGATTGAATCTGGGATCCATGAACTGGGATAATGGTAACAATCCAGGAACAATCCCTGTGTTCTCAGCATTCTATGTCATTGGTGATATGTTCCCTGATTCTGGATTGAATAATCCTCAAGTCATTGCTAATATGGTTCTGAGATATGTCAAGGCGGAGTGGAGGCAGAAGGTATGGGCTTACTTACAGAAGTCCTTCGTTATTGCTAACGCTGTTCCTGATGCTATTGTTAGATTGGCTGAACTATCAGGAACAATCCCACAGGGTCCTCAAGGTCCAGACAAGAGACCAACATACTCAGATCAACAGAGAATTGATACAAGAGATAGAATGATTAATCATCTGTTCCCTAACATCTCATCTACATCTATCATTGCTAAGTTGGAGATGTTGTCCCTGATGATCGCTAGATTCAGTGTTCATCTCTTAGGCTTCCGTCCTCTTGATAACAGAGATTCATGGTCTAACAAGAGATTAGTTACCGCAGGTCAATCCATGGAGCAACTCTTCAATTCATTGTGGGATAGATATGTAGGCAGAGCTAATGCAGAGATCAGGAACATGACTACATCACCTACATTGAATGCATTAGTGAATAATCTACCGAAGGGAATCCTCGAAGATGAGTTCGTTAATGCATTCAGTCCCAATCAATGGGGTGTGAAGGGATCCAGATTCCAGAAGGAGAACATCACTGACGGTGTGAAGAGAGATTCAGTCCTTGTGACAGTAGCACAATTGACCAAGATCAATACACCAACATCCAGGAGAGTGAGAAGTGCCAAGATCCGTATGGTTCAGTTATCCCAGTTAGGCTTCGTCTGTCCTGTGGAGACTCCAGAAGGTGAGACTTGTGGTCTTGTTAAGTCTAAGGCTGTTACATGCTACATTAGTATTGATCGTGATGAAGAGATAGTGATCAATCAGATCAGAGAGTATCTATCACAGATCTATGATCCTAGCAGGCCTTATGTATGTATTGTGAATGGTAGATGGTTCGGTTGGTGTGATGGACCTAAGGTTAGAGAGATTATCCTAGCCTTCAGAAGATCTAGAGAGGGCTTCAGAGATATCAGTGCCGTTGTGGATGATAATGTACTATACATCAACTCTGAGGGTGGAAGGCCTACACGTCCTCTATTAATTGTTGACAAGGATGCAATTCCAATCATAACCAAGAAGGGTCTATGGGGAGCTGACTTCCCTACATTACTCTCTGAAGGAGCTGTTGAATACATTGATGCTTACGAACAAGAGACTATCATGTTAGCTCAATCAGTAGATCAATTGCAACAATGGAGAGATGATCTAACAAGAGCTAATGAGATTCTCAGAGATCAGGAGGAAGTACTTGCATTATTCGATCGATCCTATCAGGAAGGGATGATCAATCCAGATCTATTGCCTTCTCATGTTGACATTGTTGAAGATTCCATAGAACCTAACTACGAAGGATCTGGTACACCTATTGATCAACTATCTCAAGAACAATTAGTATCATTGTACGAGGAGTTACATATCAAGGCTAAGCTAGATATCGAAGCCACTAGAAGATCAATCACTAGACTCATCAGAGCCGGATCATACACTCATTGTGAGATCGATCCTAACGCTATTATTGGTATCTCAGCCTCAATCATCCCCTTCCCTGATCGTAATCAAGCTCCTCGTAACACTTATCAATGCGGTATGGGTAAGCAATCTATGGGTATTGCCCATTCCATTCCAGCTCTACAATGGGAGACAACATCGAAGGCTCTAGCTTATCCGAACAGACCAATTGCAGAGACACAGATGAATCAACTTCTAGGAATGACCAACAAGCCGGCAGGTATGAATGTGATTGTGGCTATTATGTGCTTCACAGGATTCAATGAGGAAGATGCTATTATCTTCAATAGATCTAGCATTGACAGAGGTCTCTTCCATATGGTTATCTCTCACACTTACAAGGGAGTTGAGAATAATAACTCATATTCATCTGAGGTTATCATGAAGCCGCCTCTCCTTCCAGGGGATAGACATGACAAGTACAAGCACTTAGATAACAACGGTATAGCCATGATTGGATCTATGATTGAACCAGGAGATGTCATTATAGGTAGAATGAGGAAGCACAAGAATACAGGTGAGGTTGAATACCCTAATGTTGTTGCAGGTATCGGTGAGAGAGGCATTGTTGAATCTATCCTAGATACGAAGAACCACAAGGATCAGAGGGTTGTGAAGGTTAAGATTAGAGAGTTACGTATCCCCAATCTGGGTGATAAGTTCTCCAGCAGACATGCACAGAAGGGAACGATGGGTATGGCCTTCAGAATGGAAGACATGCCATTCACAGTAGATGGAATTACGCCTGATGTTATTATCAATCCTAATTGTATTCCATCCAGAATGACCATCGGTAAGTTAGTTGAGATAGTAACATCCAAGGTTGGAGCTATCACAGGACAGAGAGTTAATGCAACAGCCTTCAACAGAGAGTTCAATATTACTGAATTCATGATGGCTCTACATCAACATGGCTATCAGAGAGCAGGCAGAGAAGCAATGAGACTAGGTGACTCAGGCCAGATGCTCAACTCCACTGTGTTCATAGGCCCTTGCTTCTATCAAGCTCTTAGACATCTTGTCCTTGATAAGGCCCAAGCTAGAAGTGAAGGAAGCGTCGTTAGAACAACCAGACAACCCGTTGCTGGAAGACATAGGAATGGAGGTATTAGATTCGGTGAGATGGAGAAGAACGCAACTATTGAGTATGGAGCAGGTTACATTACCAGAGACAGATTGTGTAAGGCTTCAGATGCTTACATGGATATTATCTGTAGAACATGTGGCGCTCCAGCCAGAACCGATGTCATCACCAAGACAATATCCTGTGGCAGATGTAAGGATAAGGCTCAGTTCGGTAGATGTGAATTACCTTACGGTCTCATTCATACAGCCAATATCTTAGCAGGAGCAGGCCTTGAAGTTAGAGTTAGGGTTAGACCTAGAACAGAGAATGAAGAGCTTGCAGAAGAGTAAGTTAATCAAGATTACATGATCCATAGATTGGGATTATGTCATCAACCACATATATACATATAATCTTCAGTAACGACAGACTCTCCTCACACACAATGTATCCATGTCACTCATCCATTATTACCTCAACCCAGAGAGTGTGGATAGCTCACATCCCTCTCGAGATGAACCCAGAATCCACCCATCAACTTGCTCAATTCATCGATATACACTGCATACCTGATGGATTGATCGGAACGCACATCGGTAGTAGATCTGGATATGATCTCTCATGTGTTGTAAGATCTAATACTCCAGCTCATATTGTCGATCATATCAGGAACACATACTGTCTATCCGGAGATAGCTTGGGTAGGAGATTAATCCTCAATCTCACATCTCTGGGAGTTGACGTGTTCCATGTATTCCGTCATAGCTCCAATGATGTTCTCAGGGATATTGGTAACAACCCTCATGCTTCATCATTACAACATCCATTCAGAGTGCCTAGATGGAGAGTCCAAGCAGGTGTAGTTGTTGAGAGAATTAGATAGAAACGCTCAAGCATGTATCGCGTCAATCATCTGATTGATGTAATATCATTCGTTAGGTTGGATTAATAGTTAGTTGATTAGATCATTATGTTGATATATCGCATGAACATGTTAGATAGTCATTACATTCATCTCACACAATGATCGATCACGTGCGGATCATCTCGTGGATTGCACCCTTACGGAGGATGATTCAGACAATATCACTCACTGTGGAATATAGTCAGAATTGAACTCAACATCCGATGGAATTGGTCTGGTTCCCCAGGGAATGAGATTGCTTCAAGACAGTGATATCATCGCCTGATCTTGAAGGATGATGAATCTCTACTATATCTGATAGTGACCGAAGGAGATGACCCTCGCTCATATATTGCTTCAATTATTACATTAACATCGCAGTAATACATGACATTAATCCTACGCAATGATCGATGATGCGCGGATCGCCCTGTGGATCATAGCACATCAGAGGGTAATTCCGACTATATCACTCACTATGAATTACAGTCGGAATTGGACCCAACATCTGATGGAATAGACTCAGTTCTCCAGGGGATGAGATCGATGGAAGATAGTGAGATTAGGACTCAATCTCAAGAGGGTAATTAATCTCTACATCTCTCATAGCTACCGGAGGACTTGAGCTGATCCACTAACTCTCTCAATTATTACATCAATGTCTCAGGAAGTGAGAGCATTCATCTTACACAATGATCGATCATGTGCGGATCCCCTGGTGGATTACTCCCTTGTAGAGGGTATTCCGGACATATTGAGTGACTGTGAATTACAGTGAGAATTGGACTCAACATCTAGTGGGGGAGGATGGATTCTCCCAGACTCCGGGATCATCGGATATAGTGAGAATTAGATTCAATTCTGTTGGACACTGAAGACATACTATATCTAAGCTCATGACATTCTTCCAACCTCAACAATCTCACCTATACTCCATCATTCTAGTCATATCACCTACAATATCACAATACTACAGCATGTACGACACATCTCATGACACCATCTACCAATGAACCCACCATATCATCCCAACTAATCAACAATCAAGCAGTCATCATATCTCAACTAATCCATGAATCATCTAATGAGATATGATGTATATGATGGATGATAGCTTCGATGAACATCATACTCTGTGCTATTCCAGAGAGATCTCACGATGTAAACAATGATCGTGGTTCTATCCTCCGGAGAGTTCGAGCTTAGTTCATCATCTGTTCAATTCTGTCCTATGTTAGCGGGATATGCAGGATTCACTCAATCAGATAGAGTAGAGATTGAGGGTGATGACCAATTGATGATGGAATTAATTAAGTTCCTACAAGGTAATGACTTCAATATGTCCGAAGAGGTTATGGAATTCTTCGACTATGCTGGGTTCCCCAATATTCATGGCTATCCACTTCAGATATTCAAGTATAATCTCAGATCTCAACTGATGTGTTACTTGCATTCGTCCAACGATACATTCAACGATGATCTAATCAAGTACAACAATCTTGGAGGATTCAGGGAAGTAACATCTCATACTCTAGATACTTACTATACCTTGGGGAGATTGAGGCCATACTTCCAGAGGGGAGACATAATCATAGCAGGAGGATCTTGTCTGGGATACATTACAGGTACAAGATTCAGTGACGTTGATCTATTCCTGATATGCTCAGAGATTAGAGCTAGAGAGGTTATAGCCATTCTCTTGAAGCATTATTCTGTCTATGCGGTATCATCTAATGCTATCACATTCTCAGGTCCAGGTCTCATGATTCAAGTCATACTGAGATTATTCAAGAATAGATCTGAAGTTCTGAGATCCTTCGACTTGGAATGTTGTCAGGTGCTGTTCGATGGATCAGACTTCTACATGACTGACTATGCTCTTCATTCTATTAGAACAAGAGAGTTATGGTTCAATCCAGATCTATTGAGTGGAAGATATGCTTCGAGGTTGGTGAAGTATGCCTTGAGAGGATTCAAGGTTCAATGTCCTGGATATGCCCCAGATATACAATTCCAAGGCTATGATGTAGTGAGAGCATTAATGTATGATTATATGGACGATGATCATCACATTCATTACTATACCTCATGGTTGAATATGGATAATATGACGGTTCAAGAACATGAGAGAACTACACCATTAGTATCTGAGTCATACAACATCTCGAAGTATGTGGATGTGATGATATCCAGATTAGAGAGTATATCAGACATGGATCTACAACATCTCAAGAGTGATAGGGACTTCATCAAGAAGTTGGCCGCTCTTCTAATACCTTCAAGGGTATGGCGTGGATTAACTCATGAAGATATCACAGGGACAACCAATGAAGAACTTATGGTAATATTGGCTAAGTTCATAGCTAGATATGTTAGACATAGCGATCTGTTCAAGTATGACCCTGAGTCTATTGTCATGTTGTCTAGTAAGGGTATATACATCAATAGATCTCCCATAGATGATTACAGCTTCATATCTCATCCAGATGATATCATTGTGGGAGGTCTAATTATTGAAGGAACTAAGGTATCACTGTATAGATCTCAGGAATGCACTCAGAAGAACGGGGAAGAGATTGAATTCCAAGGGTATACTAGGTCCTGTATTACTTCCAACTTGGGTTGTGAGATTGTGGAGGATGAGTAATTCAACAACAATGTAAGTTAGTATCACGTGATCCATTGTGAGATTACGCAATATGATTCATGTTAGCTATGTGAGTGCAATCTATCATTCCCCGAACTAACAATCTCTCAGGGATGTAACAATCTTCCTTCCGGTATACTCTCAATCTCTCATCCCCTGGAGGACTGACAATCTATCCTCCGATCTACCGGACTAATACTCTCGATCCTTCAGGAATGTACATCCTGAGATTATGTGTATGCATGGGATTAGGAAGTCAGTATTAGACGCTCAACTGAATAACAAGGGGTTAGCCAAGAGACTTGTAACGTTATTAGTAGAGCATGTACATACTAATCTCCCAGATGTGAGATACTTGATTGTTCCCAGACCTCTCTCACCCATGCATATTGTTCTGAAGAGCATGAACTTCGATAGGATCTACTTCCCAGAACAACCAACTAATGAGATCAGGGATGAGTTAGTTAAGTCCTTCGGCTATGAAGCGTTCTGCTCCTCTGAGTTCTATTGCTTAGATCTGTTCATGCAAGTAACCAATAGATGATATCACTTCAGATAGTGATGTAATCTTACAATGCATTGTATATCCAGAAGTCCCTCTGCTCCTTCGGCATCATGTCTCTCATTCAAACCTAATCTCACATAGTATCTGTCAACATGTCATCAATTCAAGAATTAATCAAGAATGTACATCCATCCAGAGTATCATATTCAGACAATGGCTCTCTAATGATCATCTCAGAGAATTGGAGTGATATCCCTCATGCTGTTCTAGATCATTACAAGCTATCAGATCTGAACAAGTCAAGCGAAGGTCATACCCTTGAACAGATCAAGTCATTCTTCAAGTTCCTTCAAGGAGGGTATGTTGATGTAACAGATGAGACATATCCTATCTTCAAGGATCATGGCTTCATTAACAATCTGGGCTATGATCTCAAGTTCTACTCTGTAAGATTGCATGATAGATGGATTAGAGATATGATGTATCCTCTGAAGTTATATGAGAACGATCTGTATGATCTTGAGGAGCTAGATCTCGATGCAGTTAGATTCATGAGATATCTGTTGTTAGAAGGACCCAGAGGTAGAAGGATTGTAAGTTATATGAAGTCAGGAGATATTGTGATAGCTGGAGGAGCATGTGTTAGCTTTATGAAGGATCGACGTCTCAAGGACATAGACATCTTCTTCACATGCTCAGAGGAGAGAGCCAGAGAGATCTTGAATGATATCACAGATGAAGGAGATATTGGATCTTGTTGGCTAACTGAGAGAGCCACCAGCGTGCATAGCTTGAATGCTCAATTCATTCACAGACTGTATAGATCTAAGAGTGAAGTTGTTCATGGATTCGATCTAGACTCTTGTGGTATTCTCTTCAATGGAGTTAAGTTCTATTGTACCAGAAGAGCCAAGTTCAGTCTAGACAACAATATCAACTACTTCGATCCTGATAGATCTAGCCCTTCATATATTCACAGACTTGTTAAGTACTCTGAGAGAGGATTCAGGGTGGAGATTCCATCTATCAATAGATCTAGCGTTAGACTGTCTCTGAATGGATCTGAGATTGTTCATTCATTCCTATCTAGTATCCTGAGGCATTCATCTAACATATCATGTCTTGACATCATTAGAACATTGAAGGGAACCATCAACAGAGAGAAGGGTATAGTTCAATTGAGTCATAGATCTAGAGATATCCTAGACATCAAGACAGATGAATATGGACCTACTCTCTGTCACAATACCATTAGAGTTCTATGTGAGAGAATCAAGAGGATATCAGGTATCGATCTGATGGAGAATGGATTACCTAGCAACTCTGTTCTAGCTAAGCTCATATTCTTCAAGTACTTAGGTAGATCAATATCATCAGAGGATCTTCTCTCAATGTCTGATGATTCCTTCATTCTCCATCTCTGTGCATTCATCAATAACGAGACCACTGAGTCTATGGATCTAGACGAGAAGTCTATGCTCTTGATCTCATTCTCTCAGGGTATCAACATTATCCCTCAGAAGGCTATATCAACATATGACTCTAATCCCATAACATCATTGAAGGATATCAAGTTCAACAGTCAAGATCCCATGACCCAAGTAACAACAACATGGGAACCTGAGATCATCGCTGACTTGAGGGAATGGCTATCAGATGCTAGAGCATTCACTCAATCTGAACATAGCAGTGTGGAGAATTATGATAGATTCCAGATCCTATCAACTATGAATGGTCTCTTCAAGACAAGGTGTGATGATGGAATTGAGCTTCATCCTAGTGTTAGCTCATTATTCACAGAGTGTTCTAGAGATGACTTCAATACTCTCAGGGATGCTCCTGTGTATATTGTTGCTTCCCTGGATATTAGAGATTGTGTTGAACAGATGAGATCTCATACCATCACGTTGAAGGGATTGAGTGAGTTCCTTAGGATGAGATCATTAGAGAATAAGGTCAGAGACCTATTGAGAGATCAATTGGGAGTTACACTAGATCATAGCTCGATAGGTAGAATGATTAGATCAGAAGGGCGTATTGTAAGTATTAACTCTACAACAGGTAACAGTCAAGATAATAAGGGGAAGAGATCATTAAGATATCTCGTTAAGTTGCTAATGGATTCAGCTGTTATTGGATAGATCAGATAAGAACATAACACCATCTTCAAGGGATGGAGCTATGCAATCAATTAATAATGCATGACTTATAGCAATGATCTATTGCTGCTCTGCTAGCTCTCATATTATGAGCTATCCAGGAGATGATGGGGTGATTGATTCAGAAGTATATGTGTTATTATCATCTCGGGATGTACATGTTAATGTCCTCTAGCTGTAGTATTCAGATCACCGTAGGGGAGAGATCATGGATCTGCTGATATCAATCTATATCCATCAACTCAACTTCTCCATTCATTACAACACTGTGGTGTTATCCCTCAATCAGATTATATCATGTAAGCAATTATTAGTTCACTCAGTATACACTTGTCACTATAGCTAATGAACTTGGAACATACGATCTAACTCTCAACCTGTAATGGTTCAATGCCAGAATTCATATTAATCTAATGTTACATCATGGATATTACCACTCATTGGTATGTTGGAGTGACATCTCTCATGCAGTTCTCCAATGCTAAACCTGATCAACATGTCATCATTGTCTCAGATTCCCCAAGAGTTGCTATTCAATATCTGTGAATATGGTGAATGTCCTGAAGAGTTATCATCTTCTTACATCCTTCAAGAGATAATCAACATATATCCTCAGATTAATCTAGGAAGAGAGCTCGTAATTGCTACAGTCCATGATAATCTCACGAGATTGAAGGATGATATAACGAAGATATATGCTATTCTAGAGCCTCCATTGAGACATCATCTAACATTCTACTTCAATAGAACTCTGAATAGATCAGGGATTAGGATATCATGTCCCTACATGACACCACCTCACAGATTGAAGGATGATGTGAGTAGAATAACACTTGATAACTTCACATTCATTGATGGAGATGACGTAATGTTGGAGCTAATAGGCATAGATATCAGTGCTGATGAACTCAAGACAATATGCACTCTAGTGACAAGATATGATATCAATCCCATAATGACTATGAAGAGGAGCTGTCCAGATCATACTATGTTAAGTAGAATAGCTAACGCACATCCATCGAGAGATATAGATACCATTAACAGATTGAGATCATTGAGGTATCCTGTTGGTAAGATTATACAGCATGCTAGAATACTCAGACGGTTCTCTGATTCGTTCAAGACCAAGGGATATAATACCGATCTATTCATGGGAGATAATGCATCAATTCTGGATATGAAGTTGTTACGCCCTCCTCATATTGCAGTCAATCATACAACTAGAATAGATCAGCTCATATCATCGCTTCGGTATATGGGTATTAACTTAAGTGTTAGACGTCAATATACTCAGGATCAATGCGTTGAATCAACAATATCATGGTCAGGTAAGGGAACCAATACAACAATGAGGGATGTAGAGGCTATGCTAAGAGATGTTAGAAGAATGATACAGAAGCATATGTCCTTCAGTCTATCATCGTGATAACTTAGACAATTAGGTATTATTCAAATATCACAATGAGTGAAGATCTGAACAATATCATCAACTTCGTCCAGAATTACTGTGAGCCTACAAGATTATTACCTGTAGTAGCTCAGGGATCTCTCCTAGGATATAATCTTGAAGTTATCATCAACCAAGGTGTAGATCCTAAGCATATCAGACCTATTGAGAGATTCAATCAATCAAGAGGAAGTAACTCTAGAGTCATCCTCAACCTATCTGATCATCTCATTGATGCTGTTGATATTGTGAAGAGATGTGGATATAAGATCTCAATGACCACTAGAGGATACATGAGAGTTCATAAATAATTCAATCAATAACTCAAGATAATTACACAATCTATGACCAACGGGGATTGTGCGATTAATTCATGATTACACCTTCATCACTGTGATATATTGCTAGCATACACATGCTTCATTGATAACTTCCATAGATTGGCTCTCTCATACATATCAGTCACACGTTCAAGATAGATCAATGTAATATATATCTCCATCCAGAACTCTCAGATAATACCATGGTTCTATTGCATTGATCTAACCAACGGTCTGGATTCTATCATGTAATACATATGGCTATCTTGGAGGATTAATTGATCTGAAACCTTCCAGGAGCATGAGTCTATCAGATCTACCAGAGGAGATTGCATTCAAGATTAGTGAGTATGGGCAGATCCTTCCACTGCTAGATCTTCAATACATAGTTGATGAGGTTAGAGTATTGGATCCTAACTTCTCATGGTACTCTGAGTTGATGATTCATTACCTTCGGAAGGTAGATGTATTCTACAATGTTATGATCATTCCAGGGAAGCTCAGACTAACATACGATAGTATCATCCTTGAGGCTGATGATCCAATCTCTGATGATATCACCAATCTACTATACAACAATAACATTGAATGTACCATTGAAGTCAACAAGCTCATAATCTACAATGTATCTCAGGAACAACTGATTAACTCATCATCCCTCATCGATGTTAGATCTAAGTTCCTAATCTCAAGAGATCCTGCAATAGATACCATCATTACTTCCAAGACAGAACAGCATAGATCTCATGAAGGGCGTCATTCTATAGACAATAGAGGTGTATCAATGAGAGATGATTACTTGTTAATGATCGAGAATACCACACTACCTCGAGAGTTAGGCTTGGATTCACCTTCTGACGTTGAGATCTTGGAGATCATATTGGAGTTGGATCCCAAGTTCAATGTTGGTGAGTTACTTCATTGGTTGAGAACTAGATCTGAAGTCATCAAGGCATTGAAGGATAACACATTCAAGTCAGGAGATGAAGGCATAGATAGATGGATTCATGTAGCTCATGATCTAATCACTGAAGGTACAATGATTGAATACATCATCATGTCGATGGAAGACTTCGATGATATCATAGGCTTGGATTGTATAGACAATGAGGCTTGTCTGAGAGTTATAGAGAGATATGGTCTATGTGATGATGTCATTGAATCGTTCGGGGAGTCATCAACGCAAGATCCATTGAATATAGTTCACTCAAGTCATTGGAATGATATAGCTAGAGCATTCACATACCTGAAGCCTATATTCATGAGAACTAACAACAGAATCCATGGGATCATGTGGAGCATCTACCTTGAATAGTCTGAAGGGGTCACTGATTCATTCCAGAGAACGAGATGATTACCCCTTGGAAGATAGCATGTAAGGATAATGTACAGATCATCGATTGATCGAACGGAAGCAATTAATATCATTGGATTGATGATATGAATATGACATTATTAGATGCATTAGTTCACAATACCTGTGAATACTTCATTAATGTGATAGCATGGATAACATATGGATCACATGTACCATAACATTCCAACTGAGAGGAGTTCATTGCATCGTGTAATAGATGATATGATTATATTCTCCCAGGGATGTTGATGTAATAGTATCTCGAATACAAGTACTTGTGGATGCAATCAATAGGCAGAAGGTATAGTTAATTAACATCATCCCTGAAGCAATGATGCCAATTCTCATCTTATTCCATCGTCTATTGTTACATATTATCCCCACTATGACGTTGTCTTGGGGATGGTGATGGTTACGGTTATCCCCCGGCCTAAATATATCATGACATTCATAGATATTCCACAAGAGTTACTATTCTCTGTAGCTGAATATGGTCAAGCTCCGTCGACACTGTCTCCTGATTATATCCTACAAGAGGTTAAGTCATTGTGCATGAGCAACATCAGATTCAATTGGTGTTCTGAGTTCCTAATCCATTACTTGAGATCTATTAATCCGTTGTATCCCTTGATGAGAGATCTCATGAAGTATTCTCACTGGCCAATGTATGATGATGAGAACTTCGGCATTAGGGTTGACACAGGTATTTCTGATCTGGAGCCTGAGGAGGTGAGAGAGATCATCTGCAACATTACCACGAGGTATGGGTATGATTATACAATTGACGATGATGATGACGGTCTAATTATTGTAAGTACCCCGGGTGTTGAGGAATATCAACTCTATCTCACTCAATTCCTTGTTAATCCCAGATCTGAGAATACATTGGAGAAGGATGATCCATACTGGCATTGGATAGATCTATCCGTTGAGAGGACACAGATTCAAGATGAGGAGGGCAAGAGTATTGGAGAAGTTCCATTGAATGAAGATTATATGTATATTATTGAGCATGCAACTCCGGAGTTAGTGTTGAAGATCACACAGGATCATGGAGATGATATATTCAAGCAGGTTCCCACAGAGAGGGATATTGTATCTGTCCTAGTTAATAGATTCAATGATGTATGGGACCTAGGAGAACTATTGAAGTGGTTGAGAGATAGGAGGGAACTCACTATCAGAACGAGAGACAACGAACAGAAGGTCATGGATATATGTAACATATTCATAGATAATCATGTAACGGGTATGCTAACAACCAATAACTCCACTATATGTAAGGATGAGATCTGTGGAGGCAATCCTGAAGTTATTATGAACTCTCTCATTGAACACTTCGGTGATATCGAGTCTATCAGAATCATTGATGGTAAGGTTATAATCTCAGGAGATCCACAGAGATTGAAGCATGTTCATGGTATACTCATGGACTGTGCGAACTACATCGTACGAGCCCATATGATCATTGACAAGAGATCTACATGTAGGAGATGGTAGATTAATTACCGTGTGGCATCATTCATAAGGATGATGTAACCCTCTATGAGTTCTATAGTACTTATTGTAGTAATATATTAAGGTCGTTCATTGAACTATGGCATCACTCCTAGGTGATATTATCTAATCTGTGGAGATCTGTCCAACAATTGCAGCAATCTCTACAATGACATACATATCAGATTATATTACATGTCATCTAAGTCATATCAGCTCATTATAAGCTTCATGGATTGGATATCAACTCCTATACCTACATCTTCCCGGTGTTATCTCATCACATCTGGGGTAAACCATCTACAGTCATGTCTCAACAAGTACCTGAGGAGTTATTATTCACTATAGCTGAGTTCGGTCAAGTCCCTAATGGATTATCTGCAGAGTATATTATTGAAGAAGTGAATAGACTAGAACCTAACTTCAATTGGTCATCAGAGTTCATTATTGAATATCTCAGGTCTATTGATCCATTGTATCCACTCATGGCTGAGTTGAAGAAGCCAGATGTAGAGATAATTATATCTGATGATGGTCAATTCTCCATAGCCCCTCCGGAGATTGATGATGATGATAGCGATGATGAGAAGGAGATGCATGAGACAGAAGCTGAGATCTATGCTATACTTGAGAGATATGACTATGAGTACTATACTGACATTGGTACGATTAATGTAATAACCCCAGAGTTGAAGCAGTATAACATCTATGGATCTGATCTGCTAGTAGATCCCAGACCAGACCCTCTTACAGATAGATTAGATAGAATGATCAAGCTCACAGTTGATAGGCTCGAGATTATTGGAGAAGATGGTGAGTTCATGAGTGATGTACCTATCCAGAATGACTATGCTTATCTCATTGAACATGCAAGTCCTGAGTTAATCCAAGATGTGTTCCCTGGATTGTTCCCTTCTCCTCCTACAGATATAGATCTTATCACGAGAATGTTGGAGATCAATCCCAGCTACAACTTGGGATCTCTGCTGAGTTGGTTAAGAATTAGATCTAATATCAGAAGATTAATAGCCAATGGAGAGGCAGATCATCTATTCCTAGCCGATCTATTCTTCAAGGAGAGAGTCTATGAGGTATATTGGTCGGAAGATGATATCATATACATCACTGAAGTTCAATCAGGAAGGACTCAAGAGTTATACAATGCCATGGTCGAGAGATACCCCGAAGTGTCTGAGAGATTAGAGACACTAACTGATTCAGACATATACATTAGAACTGAAGGAGAAGATGATGAATTCGCTAATCAATTAATGAGATCATTGGGAGTGATGACGGGAGTTAATATGTATGTGAACTATCAATCTCCCGAGAGACCCTATCAATAGATAACTCAGATGTAATATCATTCAAGAGAAGGATGATATAACACAATACCGCGCTAGATTGAATTGATCATGGAGTAATACACTAACACCTTACATGTACATGGGTATGATCTCTGGAGCAATGAGCCATATTGAAGATCTATCACACTTATTATCTCATAATGCCATAGCTTAGTCGCTAATCCCTGAAGTTCATAATAACATGATCTCCTTCGATCTCAGATGTATAATTAAGAGTGATATCCTTCTGATAGATCATGACTATGTAATGAAGACATACACTGACTCAACAACCAGAGACACCAACATAATCCTGAATCTATCCAACATGAATATTAATGTATTCGAAGTATTCTCTCATTGTAATAATGAGGTACTGAGGAGTATAGGCAATGATTACTTGATCACAGGATTCCGTATGTATGATCTTGCATCTATTCCTTCATGGAGGATTGAGTCAGGTAGAATAATAGGGGGGAATTACATGAAGTGAGATTCATAACATTAGCTGACCGGAGCTGATGTGATGATTGATCCAATGATTAGATGGATACCTCATGGGCTTACTCTGGTGAATATACCTATCTAATGATTCCATTCACTATACTAGTGTTAATCAGTTATGGATAGATCTCCTTAGAAGGCTCATCCATACAATACCACTTACCATCCATTGTCCAGGTTATATTGATCCTTCAATTGTTACAGATCTGTGGCTTCATCTTGTCGATAGATTGTGTCTACATACCGTGACCTGTGATATTGTGATTACTTCTTCATTCCATAGGCTATATCATTCGACATATATCTCATTATCCCATATGTGTTGAATTCTGGAGGCAAGTAATGATAAGATCATTGAGCAATCCATTGAGATCTCATCATTAACCGTTAATGCAGTGAGTATTGGGATAATGCACTCCGTACTCTATTAGATATGACTTAGAACAATATACAGTCTATGTAATTATCCTGACATCACTTCACTCCCTCAGATCAGATAGGCACTGTGATGATAATTAACCTCATCAAATTACATATCGTAACAATGTCCATCTGGTATAACTTCGTTAAGTGTGTTGAGAACAATCAATCTGTTGTAGCTGTCGAGACTCCATCAGGAGAGAAGATCACATATCAAGAACTGTATCAGAGATCTATTCAATTGTCTGAGTATCTGAGAATTGAGCATGGCATCAGTAGAGGTGATAGAGTTGCTGTTCTCCTCCCTGGCTCTGATAGAATCATTGAGTCTATCTTAGCTGTCTTGTCCCTTGGTTGTACATATATTCCCATTGATCCTGAGATGCCTGTAGGGTATCAGCTTCATGTGATCAAGACCTCACAGTGTAGGTTAGTTCTATCAGACAGAATGTCAAGCATTGAAGCATGTATCGCTCTGGCTTCTAAGGCTAAGGGCTTCATCATTAACTTAGACATTGAATATGATCCTTCCAGGTACGAACAACCATTGAGATTACTGATTAAGTGCAAGGATAACTTGGATGCTTACATCATCTTCACTTCGGGAAGTACTGGTAATCCCAATGGTGTGTTAATTAGGAATGATGGCATCATCAAGTTAGCCAAGCATTGTATGGATCTGTATCATATCCCCGTTGGATTCAGAGTCCTTCAATATGCTAGTATTAGCTTCGATGCTGCTGTCTTCGAGATGTGGAACACTCTTCTGAACGGAGGTACTCTTGTCATATCAACCAGGAATGATATGCTTCCAGGAATCAATCTCAGAGATACAATTGTTGAGAGAGATATCAATGTTATTCACATCCCTCCGTCAAGCCTAATGGGCATGGCTCAATATGCAGGAACAATGCCTTCGTTAACATCTATCATTGCTTGTGGAGAGAGATGCTTACCTAATGTTGTTAGTACTTGGTCATCTTCCAGGACCCACATCTTCAATGCTTACGGCCCTACGGAGTGCACCATCTGTACTCATATCCATCACTGTTCTGGAGATTATACTGAAGTACCTATTGGAAGGATCGTCCCTTGGTTCAACTATCTCATTCATAATGAAGAACTATTAATCTCAGGATCTGATCTATCTCCGGGATATGTACAGAATGATGAACTAACTCAGGAGAGATTCATCTATATCGATGGTGTTAGATACTTCAGAACCAAGGATAAGGTTAGAGTTGTGGATGACATTCACTACTACTCAGGTAGATTAGACAATATGGTTAAGTTCAGAGGGTATAGATTAGAGCTTGAAGCAGTTGAAGCCTACATTACTAAGCATCCTCAAGTGTCAGAGTGTGGTGTTGTCTTGAATCAATTAGAAGGTAGATCAGAGCTTGTAGCATTCATCATCTCTGAAGGTGTATCGGAACACTCCGTGGGCGCCAGCGAGCATCTATGCGATCTTAGTGAGCAAGATCTCAAGAATTGGATGGCTGAGAGATGTCCTGATTACATGATACCTACTAGAGTTATCAATGTTAAGTCTCTCCCTCTCATGAGTAATAGATCTAAGTTGAACAGGAAGGCTCTCATTGATATGATCCCTAAGTCTGAAGAGATTGAGATGTTGGACGATCAATCCACTCTGGGAAGATTAATTAATATTGTACAGTCTAGATTGAACAGAGAAGTAGATCCATCATGTAATCTTACAGCTCTGGGTTGTACTAGCATTGATATTGTAGCTATAGTGAACTCAATCAATGATCACTTCAACTTCAAGACAGAGAGAATACCAGTATCTGTGGTATATGAGGACAAGATCTCATTGAATGTTCTAGCTCAGTGTATTGACTTCAGAATGGAACATGGAGTTCTTCACGAATGTAACATTGATCTGATTAGAGAATCCACTCTTCCTGACAATCTTCAGACTATGATTCTTCGAGAACAACCCAGACAGGATCAGTTAAGTATCTTAGTTACTGGAGCTACAGGCTTCCTGGGAAGACAGATAGTTATTGAATTATGCAAGAGAGGATTGAATGTTACTCTGATGATTAGAGGGTCCGAAGGAAGGAAGAGATTCCAACAATTGGCTTGTAAGTTCCCAGGATTCAAGCAAGAGTACATGAGTCAGATCACAGTTGTACAGGGAGATCTAACCCAGGATGGCTTCGGTATGTCATCTGATCTATACTCATTACTATCTCAGACCATTACTTCAGTCATTCATTCTGGAGCTGATATCAGTTACATCAAGAACTATGAGCTATTGAAGAATGCCAATGTCACTGGAACATTGAGAGTGCTAGAGTTCTGTCATACAGGCATTGAGAAGACATTACATCATGTGTCATCTATGGCTGTGTTCGGGCCTTGCTTCCTCACCTCCGGTTGGATGGAGTTAGATGAGATGACACCTTACTATGAGAACAGGGATTACCTTACAATTGAGAATGGTTATGTCCAATCTAAGTGGGTAGCTGAGAGATTACTTGATAGAGCTTATGAGTTAGGTTCCAAGATTAAGATCCATAGACCTGGATTCATTGAGTCACCACAGGAGGGATCTATTAGTAACACAGATGACTTCCTCTGTAGATATCTTAAGGGTTGTCTGGAGTTGGGTTGCTATCCTGATCTTCCCCTGAAGTATTGGCTAATCACTCCTGTTGATTACATTGCTCAAGTTATGGCTGATGTCATTATATCTGATTACTCTCTTAGTCCCTATAGAATTCATCTAACTCCAGAGTCTAGGCATGAATTATCCAACAATGAGATCTTCCAATGTATGATATCTATGGGATATAAGCTTCAACCTGTAGATTACTTCACCTTCATCTCCAAGGTTGAACAGATCATGGCTTCACAGAATCAATCATCTCCTCTCTACGGGGTTGGTTCATATATAACTGAGAAGGTCTTCAAGGGCAGATACACTATCCTAGGTCTTCATTACTTAACTCCTAAGGTTCAATGTACTCACACATATGAGTTCTTAAGAAGGTTACACAACACAGATGATGTTGGAATGAAATGGGATGACCAAGTAATGAAGGACTATATCATGAAGTATGTCAATCAAGGTTGGTTCCCTGAGCCTGTTGTAGAGACAGATTAACTGTAAATATTCTATTCATTCATATAATGTTATAGCACGACTATTGAATAGTTGTGTCATATTGATGTCATCAATTGAATGATGATGTGTTGATGAGATCATTCTACTGTTAGTTGGCATTGAATATGGGATGCTTGTTCATTCTCATGTTGGTTGGATTGATGATATCACTGAGAATTACGTTACTTGATTGATCCTGTGGATGTTAGAATGATGGGAGGATTGCTCTGTGGATCCCAGACGATCCCTTCTTCGAAGGGAGCGACCGCGTAGCAGGTCAGGAGAAGGGTTATTGGATGAATTGAGTCACTGTGAGATATAGCTGGAATTGGACTCAACATTCAGCCGAATAACCTTAGATTCCCTGGGGTTGAGATAGATCTGAGCCAATGAGATTATGACTTGATTCTGCTGGATGATTAATCTCTACCGCTCCGCGACCGCTCCTCCGAAGGAGGACCGTCTATACCTGATAGTGCTTGAAGGAAGTGACTCTTGTCCATACATCGCTTCGATAATTAATTCAATGGATCTTACAGCGAGAGCATTCATCTTACATCTCGGTGGATGATGTGCGGATCCCCTCGTGATCTACTGCCTTACAGAGGGGTTATTGGACAATATCAGTGACTGTAGATTACAGTGAGAATTAGACTCAACATCTGGTGGGATAGGATTGATTCTCCGAGGGTCTGAGATCATTGGAGACAGCAAGATTAGGACTCAATCTTGGGAGATGATCAATCTCTACTATGTCCCATAGTGAGTGATATCACCTGGGCTGATCCACTAACTGTTCTGGTAATTGAATCAATGTACCAGTAATACGTGACAATCATCTTACATATAGGTGGATGATGTGCGGATCTCCTCGTGGACAGTAGGTCACTAGAGCACAATTCAGACATATTCAGTGTACTTGAAGTATAGTAGAGAATGACATCCAACCGAGGTGACAATGGATTAGTTCTCTCAGACTTCAAGATCATGAGGTATAGTGAGATTATCCATTCAACTCGCGATATCAATTAATTCATACATCTGAACTATTGATGTATTAATTCAAGCCCTTCAGATCTAGCCACATCACATACATCACTCTACGTAGCTATGTATCCCTCGGAGCTAACACATTAATACATCCAGATCTAATCATTGTATCTCTCAGGGATGAATCATTGTATCTCTCAGGGATGAATCATTGTATCTCTCAGGGATGAATCATTGTATCTCTCAGGGATGAATCATTGTATCTCTCAGGGATGAATCAATCTAGGTCCATAGACCTAACACAGATCACTTCCTGAGAGATACAATGATTAGATCTGGATCCCATCTGTGTTAGTTCCTGAGAGATCATACCATCCCAGACCCAATCATTGTATCTCTCAGGAACTAACACAGACAGAACGAGGTGGCACATATAACCGCTCATTGATATGATCTGGGATGATAGGACTAACTCTCACGGGATGATATGATCTAGGATGATAGGACTAACAGATGGCATGATGATTAGTCCTAGATGTGTTAGTGTGTTAGATTCATAGACCTGAGATTGATTGATTCCTGAGAGATACAATGATTAGATCCTAGATTGATTAGATCCTAGATTGATTAGATCCTAGATTGATTAGATCCTAGATTGATTAGATCCTAGATTGATTAGATCCATAGACCTAGATTGATTAGATCCATAGACCTAGATTGATTAGATCCATAGACATAGATTGATTGATTCCTGAGAGATACAATGATTAGATCCTAGATTGATTAGATCCATAGACCTAGATTGATTAGATCCATAGACCTAGATTGATTAGATCCATAGACCTAGATTGATTAGATCCATAGACCTGAATTGATTAGATCCATAG